GATGATGAGATGGAAGAGATCTACAACAAGATCTATGATCTGAGTGAGTTTACCGCTGCAGATCAATTCAAGTCTTACGATGACCTGAAGAAGCGACTGGACGCAGTTCTGGGAGCTAAACAGCAACTCCGTAAGCCTGAACCTGAACTGGATGAGGAAGACTCTGGTCGTGAGTCCGTTGATGATGAACTGACCCGTCTCGCATCCGCTGCATCGTCTAGGGCACCTGTGGTGGAAGAAACTACTACCACCGATGAAGATGAAGATGATGCACTTTCATATTTCCAAAAACTTGCTGAGGAGTGAATATGATTTTGAGAAAGTTGGGGGTTGCTTTTGCGGCCTCCAGCCTTTTTTTATCTTCCCCTGTTCTCGCAGAGGGTAAGATCACTAAGGGCTACTACACTATGGACGCTATGGGATGCATGTTAGTCCGAGAGTGTACCAAAGATGTTTACCAAGTCAAAAGTGTCGCTACTATTGCTGACGCTCATCCCAATAGTGATTATAGTGTTATTGCTGACGAGTTCGGTAGAATGCTCGTTGCCCTTGATAAGATCGGAGTTAAGGTGTTTCTAGCGGATGAAAAATATTTTCCCGTTGGTCACCGTGGTGTTTATCATACCGTAACTAATAACTTCTATCTGAATAAGACGTATATGCGTCGTCCTAGTGTACTGATGTCAGTAATGCGTCATGAAGGGTGGCACGCCGCACAAGACTGTATGGCGGGTTCTATCAAGAACTCTATGATCGCCATCATTAAACCAGAAGAAGACGTTCCTATGTTGTATCGTGAGATGGTAGAACGCACTTATCCACCTGCAGCACGTCCTTGGGAATCAGAAGCAACCTGGGCAGGTAAGACTGCTAATATGACACAAGATGCACTTGAGTCTTGTGCTCGTGGGACTATGTGGACAGACTATGAACCTACTCCACTTACTAGGAAGTGGTTGGAAGCAGAAGGTTTTCTTGATTAACCAAGTCTAGGGTTGTATGATGTCTTTAGGTAAGTACTAAGAAACTGAGAAGAATCTTTATATTGCATGATTCTCTTTACATCATCAATAACAGTTCCTAAGAATGATTCATCTAATATTCTAATTCTTCTTTTAGCGTCATTCAATTCTACTTCGTACTCGTAATTACTTATTGGTACTACCTTTGAATTTTGAATCACATTTCCATTACTATCTTTAGCATTACCTTGTTGATCATAAGTTAAATCACCATGGGAGGGAGTTACGCCATAAGTAACTTCCTCCTGTTTTCTATCATTATATTCAATAACATTGAAACTAAAATCAGAATCTACTTCCAGTCTTTCTGGAATTACTAGGCGATTATAAGTATCTCTAAGTTCAATTGTTTCATAGTGGTGAACTTCTCCAAGTGCTTCATGACTGCCGTACTTATCTAAGCAGTACTTATCAAAGACTAAAGACTCTAAAGGCCACTGTTCTCTAACATTAGTAATGTTATTCGCCAATAGAACTACCCAGTCAAATCTAGTGTCTCCATATACTCTATCGGATATTTGATCTGGTCTTTGATCTTCTTCGATCATGTAATCATGGAAGACTGTAAATGCTTGAAGATCATCACGTAATCTGGGACGTTTAAATATATTTTTTACTGGAATAACTTCATCCCTAACAGAAGGATCTGCTACTCTAGAAACGTAATTGAAATTGGGAAAGTAAGTAAAGTATCCTGCCATTTTAGTATCCTACCTCTGCACTATCTGGAGTAACAGCGTTAGCTGGGAAGTTATAACCTTGAATTCCACTATAATCTGTGTTATACAGTGGTTCCAGTTCTGCGAAAGTCATATCAATCTGAACAGATACTGGCATTCCTCCTTCAAAAGCATTCCATTCACCATCTGGTGTATAGTTGGTGGATATTTTTGTTAAAGCACACTGTTTAAATCTATTTACACCTGCGATTGGAGATCCATTATTGGTTCGATACGATAGTTTAAACACGTTTGGTGTTCCCAGGAAGAATGATGGTTGATCTGCTCCAAGAGACTGACCACTTACGTTTTTAGACACTTTTCTTGCAGCAGACCACTGTTTCAAATACCTAATAATTTTTCTGATCACTAATGCTTCGTCTGGACTTCTGGCACTCATTCTATAGACAAAGTTAAACGATCTTGTTTGCACACCCCTGAACATTAGTTCTGTATTTGTGTTTTGAATGACTCCACCAACTCTACTTAGAATAGTTTCTGGGGATATATCTAGTCCTAACTGACCGGCTAACATACTTTGGACAGCAGGTCCAATTACGCCTTGGGCAGCTCCTCCTTGACCACCCCCAGCACCTAATAATGCACTGTAGAAGAATCCTTTATTTACTAGATTTCCTAAACCCTGAATACCAGTAAGACCACCAAAAAGGGTGCCTCCTGCCATGAGGGCTAACATATTCCCTGCATTGTTTGAAGTATATCCTAGAGCAGCTGCAGAAAGGTTATTCAGGTTGTCATCTGCCCACCTAACTGCATTTGTATCTCTAACATCTTGAGGCATTGGGAGTATGATTGTTCCAAGAGGATCACCCTTTAGAGCCGTCCCTCTCCTTACTCCCTGACCAAAATTTTTGGCAAAGAAAGGATCCTTACCACTATTTTTACCATTATCTACATAATTTCTCATGGTTTCAGCATATGGAGCCTTATATCTGTAACACTCAATTTTAAAATAATCCTGCATTGTAGTCAGGTCAATTGGATATACAAGTTGTCCAGATTTATCGTTAGCCATATCCCAACGATCATTACTTATACCAATATTGTCAATGGCTTTGTATGGATCTGTAACTGCTTGAACAAATGAACCGAGAGCGGCAGCTGTTTGTGGATCGATGCCAGGTATATTACCCCACCAATTACCATTATTGGATGGTGGTGATGCTGGTTGACTTGTTGGTGATGGAGGAGAAGAAGCCGATGGTTGTCCTGGTAACCAACCTACTGGCAGATTACTACTTGCGGGGTTTGTTGCCCAAGCGGGTTCTTTATATTCAGCCTTGGCAGCTGCTCCAGAAGTTCTTTTATTTCTAATTGCGGCTAACTGACTTTTAAGTTGATTAACTAGTTGAGTGTTATATCCATCTAGTACATCCTTAGTTAAACTATTGTCCTTGATATTGGTTCCTTTCCAAGCCCCGTCAGTCCAAATAGTCTCACCACCAGCAATTTTATTACCACTATCATCAACTGGAAATAAATTGCCTTTTTTGCTTGTTGTGTCGTAGAAGAATTGGTAGTTTTGGGTTTTACCACTAATATCCTGTGTGATGGTAAATGGTGTACCATCGTTATTAGTACCTAGACCAATTTTAATTTCAGCCATTACTTTTTATAACTCCAAGCTTTGTGCTTAGGGAACTTCATTCCCCTGTTATCAATAAACTTTTCTGTTGGTAATAACGAAATACTGGCCCAATCTTCATCATCGGGAACTCTATATAGGTTACCCATTCCACTGTACAAATATCGATGGATGGTATTCCTGGGTACTACTACCCCACTTCCTTTATTTATGAGGCTTTTCGCAACGGCACCACGATGACTTGGATTAACATAATGCAAGTTCGATCCTAAGAACCCATCTTTTTGGAATTCAATTACAAATGCCAGTGGTTGAGTGTCCCAGAATGGATACTTATCTGGGAATTTTGCACCATAAGAAAAGAACAGTAAGTTTCCAACTTCAACCCATCCAGTATCACTTGTGCTAATATCTCGTTTTTGAAAGTCTGCAAGTCTTTCTTCTAGTGCATTGGTATACCAATCACCACTTCTCTTTTTCTTACCAGCTTCTTTTGCAATGTCTTCTGCAATCATTTGATTCCTAGATCGTCTTCTGTCATAATCTTGAACTCATAATTACGATCAGCACAATATTCTTCTGCTGCTGACCACTTTGCCTGATTAATTACCCAAGTTTTGACACTCTCAGCCCATGCTTTTGTTCTTCTTTTTGGATTGCGTGGGGGTTCTTGACATTGTTTTTTGGGTTTTACTTCAATTACCATAGTTCTTATTTTTCCAGTTCTGTCTTTATACTTTACAAAGAAGTCTGGGAAATATCGATGGTACTTATTATCAATAGGCGACTTATATGGAATGAAGAACTCTTCTGACTGCCACTGGTATACACTCTCGTTCAGGTCACAATATCTCATGAACTTTCTTTCCCAAAGAGATCTATAAACGATGTTCGCAGGATTACCTTTGTACTTCTTTGGATGTTCTGGTCGATATTTTCCCTGATAAGACATATACATAGTATATAAAGCACTAAAAATATTTAGATGTCAAATTCCCTCAGAAATATAGCGTTAAGAGCAGCAGGTAGTGGATTAGACAGTGATATTGCCTATCCTAGAGATAGAAAGAACTATAAAAATAATTTTTTAAACAACCTCCAATCTCCAGCCTTATCTAACACATATAAGGTTGCACTACAACTTGCTCAAACTGGTGCGGAAACTAGTGCAGGAGCAAGTTTAAACTCTTGGTTGACTAGTGCTGGTGTTTTTTCTGGAGCTAGTCCTGATAGGTTTGATTTTCTTTGTGCTGAAGCAATGATACCTGGAACCACTTTCCAAACTTATCAAGAACTTGGAAGTAGACAAGGTGTTCAGGAAGCATTCCCAATGAGAAGGGAATATACTGATATGGCTATGAGTTTCTATGTCTCATCTGATTATCAGGTATTGAGACTATTCCAAGAGTGGATTAATTTTGCAAATCCAGTTTATAATGGAAGTGGAGGAACTCCTAAATCTGGATCCCCTGGTGGATATCCAAATGCTAATGTTAAAAATGGGTATCATAGATTTAGATATCCAAATTTCTACAAGAGAAACATTTCTATCACTAAGTTTGAGAGAAATATAAAGGAATCCATTGAATATACTTTTATCAATGCTTTTCCAATTACTTTAAAGTCTATTCCACTATCTTATGAAGGTGCTCAACTTCTTCAGGTTGGTGTAGAATTTAAGTATGATAGGTATATCATTACTCAACAAAATAAACCAGTTAGAGATCAACCTCAGACTACTAGGACACCATCGCAGAGTGGCAGTCAACAATCCAATGTTGCAGGCCCTCAAGGTTCTCCTGGAACTCCTGCTGGGCCATCTTCTACAGAATCTGCAGGCGGAGGTAAAGGTATAAACCCAGGAGCTTCAAATAGCTAACTAAATAATACGAATGACTTGATAACATATCATGCCTTTACCAAAAATCAGTACCTCTCAACATGAGTTGACACTTCCTTCTACTGGCAAAACAGTAAAGTACAGACCATTTCTTGTACGTGAAGAGAAGGTTCTAATTCTTGCTCTAGAAAGCAAAGATTCTAAGGAGATTACAAACGCCATCAAACAGGTTTTGAAGGATTGTATTCTAACTAGAGGTATTAAAGTCGAAGAACTTCCTAGTTTTGATATTGAATACTTGTTCCTAAACGTTAGGGGTAAGTCTGTTGGTGAAAGTATCGACCTGATTGTCACTTGTGGAGATGATGGAAAAACTACAGTTCCAGTAACTGTGGATATTGATGATATTGTTGTAGAAAAAGATCCAGAGCATAGTACAGACATTACTCTAGGTGAGTTTACTCTGAGAATGAAATATCCTTCTCTAAAACAATTCGTTGAGAGTAATTTTGGGGAGAATGCTGATCCAACCAATATTGATGGTACGTTTGATATTATTGCATCTTGCATCGAAATGGTCTTCAATGAGGACGAAATGTGGTCTGCTGCAGAATGCACTAAGAAAGAGTTGAGAGAGTGGATTGAGAGTCTTACTTCGGAACAGTTCAATAAGATTGAAAAGTTCTTCCAAACCATGCCTAAGTTGACTCACACTATTACCGTCACTAATCCCAATACGGGAAATGAAAACTCAGTAGTTCTTGAGGGATTATCTGATTTTTTCGGTTGAGCATGTCTCATGTAAACCTTGAGGCATATTTTAGAATCAACTTCGCTTTAATGCAGTTCCATAAATACTCACTAACCGAAGTTGAAAACATGGTTCCCTGGGAAAGAGATGTCTATGTCGGTCTTCTAAGACAACATATTGAAGAAGAGAACCTAAAGGCACAACAGAGAGCCGCAGCTGCAAATGGCTAGTTACTACTTTCCTGACAGAAGAAGATTAGGTAAACCCCTTAGTGGATCCCCTGGACTTTCCAGTAGGGGAGGATTTGGTGTTCCTTATGCCAGATCAACCACACCCATGTTTGG